ATTTGAATTTCAACGCGATCAGACTCAAGATGTTCCATACGGAAGCGTTTGATACGCGATCCTTGGTCGCCATTGCCAATTGCACCAGTCCAGCTGAAAGTATAACCAGCTGAAGGAGTCATAAGGCCTGGAGACGGAGCAGCGTAACAAAGCATTGCATTCTTGCCGCCAATGAAGGCGTGAACGTCTGCATCACCCTCAATTGCAGAGTTAAGAATCGACTTCATCACCTTGATTCGAGGAATCTTGAAAAGTGCTTCAAGATCGCTAGTTTCTACAATGGCTGTGTTGCCAGAAGATTGGCCGTACTTAACACGGTCAACAACATCTGGATGATCGATCAATGCATCGTAAACTTCTTGACCCATGACCAAGGTGTTAGGTTCAAAGCCTGTCGATTGAAGGACAGCCGTCTTTGCTTTTCGAATATCTTCGATAGGCGTAGAAGAAGCGTCATCCCAACGTAGGAATTGAGTACCTGTTGGACCCGTTGCAACACCGACGCGATCAGTGCCCCACTTTCCAACTGTGAAAAAGTTATTTGCCCAAACAACTTCACGTTTAATGAGGCCTTTGTGGGTTACTAACTCCGTCGCTTCACGGTCTGGAACTAAGGGTGAGTCAGCATTTGCACGACGTTGATCTGGGATGTCGTGATGAAATGCATACACTCGAGCGTAGTAAGGGTTGGTATCTAACTTGTAGCCGCCGCCTTTCGATTCAGTGCCTGGCGCACGTTCTTCCATTTCATCACGGTTAAAGTAGCCACGATCATACAAGTAGTACAAATCAGACTGCTTAGAAACTGGGATGTTAGGGAAAACAGTGTCTGCTACGAAGTGAGACGCGTTTTGTAAGAATGCAATCGAAATGCGCGTGAGCGGCATGTTGACGTGCACATCACCTGGAGTTGGTTGAGACATTTTTTAAGCTCCTATTTAGCTTTTATAAAAAATAACGCGATTAAGCTGGAATGGTGAATTGAGACATTAACAAAACACGCACAACTTGTCCATCTGTTCCTGCTTGAAGAGCTTTAGCCACTACAAATGCTGGAGTAGTAGCGACGATGGCTGCGCCATCTGCGTCTGCGGCTAGGTTGTCACCCACAGCAATGGTTCCACCTAATTTTACTTTAGGGCAACCGAGAATGGCGACTTGAGCTGATTCACCTGCAGCTCCGGTAGCTTCACCCGGTTTATTCATAAGAACGCCGATAGCTGATTCACCAGCAGCGGCAACGCTTAAAGGGTAAGTGCCTGCACCTACTTTTACAAAGTGATATTGCGACGCAGATAAGTCTGCGTTTGCGAGCAAGGTAATGCTCGTTACTGATTCAATAGTTGACATAGTTTTCTCCTAGTCATCAAAAAAATGGGTAGTCTAAAGGCTTAAATGGCTAGAAGACTTAGTTAAGCGTTTGAGAGTAAAGCTCAGAACCTTCTGGGGTTTTAAGCACTTCATCATAGGCTTTATAAAAGTCCATGTTATTGTCCTTAGCATGCTTTTTAGCGATGTTGTCAAGCTGCTCTAGAGCAGTCTTGCCACCCCCTTCTTCAGAACTTCCACGTCGCTCGAAATTCTTAGTCATGGCATGGGCACCCGCGCGAATGGCCGTAAGCGCAGCAGCGCGGTCGGTTTCATCTTTGATAGTGTCCAGTGCTTTAAGGATGTTAATGTGCACTTTTGCTTCACCAGGTAATTTACCTAGTTCAACGGCCGCGCGCTTTTCAAGCGAAAGGTCGTTAGATTTTTCAGCTGCTTCGTTAAAGCGCTTTTCCATGAGATCTGCACGCTTAGCAGAAGCAACAATTCGTGAGTCATCTGACTTACGGAACTGAGAGCCATCTAAAGACGTGTAAATAACTGGGTCGGCAGATTTGCTCATTTCGACTTCGTCAGTACGATCTTGCGCAGACTTAGCAATGAACGCGGCTTGAGCTGATTCATCGAGGCCTTTGTAGAAGGTTTTTTCTTCATCCGAAAATGCAGATAAGGTCGTTAAGACCGCCATTTGCTTTTTAAGGGTTTCGTTTTCTGACGTCAACTCGTCAAGTGTTTTTTCTTTAGGCATTTTACTTCCTCCAGGGGTTTTGGTTTTTGTATCTACACTCTTACCTGCAGATTTCGTTTTTTTGGGGCTGTCTTCATCCCCAGGTAAATCAGGATCAAGCTTAGCGCGTTTCATGATCAGCGCGGTTGCATGAATCTGTGCTGGTCGATCGACTGCGCTGATTTCATTTAGCTTGAACTTATGCAGTATGCGTTTTGCTGGCATTTACTCCTCCTTTAAATATTCTGTGTGTTCTGCGATACGCGCCCCACCTATAGAAAATCCGGTGTATTCTCCGGACGCGAACTTTTGCATAATTTCCGGGCTGTCAGGCTTCATGGCTATCATCAATCCTGTAGTTGCCGTAGTTATGCCATACGCTTTTGCAATATCTGACGTCATAGGAAAAGCAAAAACTATCGAGCCAGGTAATGCTCCATCGGTTTGATGCATGTCTTTAGCCATTCGGCTGTTAAGCATGAAGTCGACAGAAGCTTCGATCATTGCATTCTCTGGGATGTGATCACCTTGAGTATCGAAGTAATCCTTATCATCCTTTTTGCACACAATACCCCATCCGATTACCAGGCCTAAGGCTTTATCGACCTTGCATATCTCAATCGACATTCCAAAAGATTCGCCAGCAGTCTTGGCGATATCAAACTCTTGAAAGACGTCTTGAATCCAAGATTGTACTTCGCCTTCAGAACTTTTGGAAACCAATTGTTCATGTATACCGTGCAATTCGTCGAATGTAAACCCTTCTTTTGGGATGTCGATCTTATCCGCTTCAAGAGCTTTCTTAATTGACAACGGCACTTTTACTGATGTGCGCGTACTTTTCTTGATTGAAGAGTACAACTCAGGAGTGTTGCACGGATACCATTCTCCGCTTACTTCGTGCGCACCGAGCGGACATCCTAAACTTACGGATATTGCTACAGCTTGCTCGCGTGTTTTGTAAGGCATAGTAGTTCCCCTATAATAACCTTGTTGTGGCCATGCACCGGCATTGTATAGTTTCACTACCCGGGGCGTTTATATCACCTGGGAAAGATAAAGCGTTGCCGTTCCCAGAAATGAAGTTTTCGTTTAATCCGACAATCTGACCGTGCATAGCACGATGTGAACTTCGGACGCGTTCGTCGCTTGCAGTGTTCCAAGTCCTTTGGATTTCATGCTCCAATAGCACACCGTCTCCAACAGCTTGTTGGAACACTATGTTATTCCCTTGGTTGACGGATCTGAGGGCCTCTGTCCTAGCTATTACCTCAGACCTGTAGCGTAACATCCGTTCGCTGTACCTTTCAACCATACGGTCAATCTGGGTGGACGAGAGCATGGCCTTATCCTTAGCTGCGCGTCTGACCGTTGAGTCAAAACGCTTGTCTCTTAATTTGCGCGATAATGCCTGTGTACTACCGTCTTCCAATAGAGCTCTGTACTTCTGCACGGCTCTTGCTTGATTAGGCGTTAGACCGATGACTTCTCTTATAGCAAGAGCTTGTTGCCTAGGGTTTATGCCTCTAGTGACTCCATCTATAATAACTTCGCTTATAGCTTGACGCTGTGAATCATCAAGGCCTGTGATTAACCTCAACCTGTTGCTTCTTGCTGCGTCTATGACAATCGGGTTAGTAGCATCAAAAGCTACTAGTGAGTCTGTTAAACCTGAAATGAAAGCGGCTGTTGACTCTCCAGCCACGAACATCCCTGCTACTACGGCGTTTGCGAACAAGGCGTATTGTTTTTCTAAGTTAGCTAGGAAGTCGCTATACCTTCCGGTGGCAACCATCTCTTCTACAGCGTCTAAGTCCAGTTTAGCTTTTATACTTGCTACGGAGGACATAAATTCTCTGCCATATTGAGCCTCTAGTTTTATAAGAAGATCCTCAAGACGCTGTAAATCGCTGTCCTTCGCAGCCTTCTTAAAAGTTCTCATCTTGACTGGCACTCGAACGTTGCTCCTGCTGGGTCGCGCTTTACTTTGATAACTGTTCTAGTTTCACCTTCGATAGTAATCCTATCTCCAGCAACTGGGTATACATTATCTACCGAAAATGAGGCTCCTAACACTGTAATTTTCTTATCACCAATTGCTACGAGCGTTCCTGATAACGTTTTCTCGTCATAGTCTTCAGTAAAACCACGGCATTTATGTGGAGTGAAAGTTTTGATGTTCTTAGAAGAGTTATCAGGATCTCTTATTTGCGAAAACTTTTGCAATACAACGGGCAGCAGAAGCTTGCCCATTGCTTTATCTATTTTCTTAGCGATGTTCGCGTTGAAGATGTTTGGCAAGTGACCCATTTTAGTAACCTTCGTTCAGAGGGAATATTTGTGGATTCAAGAAAGTTGATGTATCAGTATCTCCGCTTACGAACGACAAATCACCTGCACTTAACTTTCCAGATAAGTAAGAGTTAATTAAGTCTTGTACTTGCTGCGGAAAAATAGTACCCGTACCAGCTTCGCCTTTGAAGTACTTAATTTCCGCTGATCCGGCTTTTAAAGATTCAATGTTAGAAGACGTAGTTCCATTAATGGCTAAGTCTGTATCTTGAAGCATTGCTAACGCATACTCAGCATTTCCGCTAGCTAAGTTATCCGGCACATTTTCTGGGGCTTGCGTCAACTTGTAGATGTCAAGCAACTTAAGGTTAATACGTCTTGCTGATGAAACCAAAGCCCGGTCGCGTTGAGTAGAGGTGTACTCTACCCAAAAGTCGTGATTGAGACTTTGCAAAAAATACGCATCAGCTTCAGATACGTCTGTGAATGCATTTGTTCCTTTGACAGCGGCCATGGTATCTCCTTAAAGCTGCTTAATTACAATTATGAAAGTGCGTTGATACTCTCTTGGAGAAGCAGTAGTCGTTATAGTGAAGACCAACTCAGCTTTAAAACCCTCGTCACAAAAGGCTATGTTGTCTTGTTGTGCATCAGAGACTTGAGTCCAGAAAGTTATGCTTTTCCCGTCTAAGGACACTGCCGCGGCGGGAATGTCTTTTATCTCAACTCCTACGTTCTCAGCATTCGTAGAA